ATAGACCCCCCTTATTGAGAATGGTTCCCATTTACACATTTTCTTCATACGACACGCCGTGCAAGTTTGACGTGTGGTGTGTCGTGTGATAGCGAAAAATTGAATGGGAAAAAACGTGCCGTGTCGGCGTGTCGTGATGTCGTGCGTGCTATATTTGAGGTATCAACAAAAAAAAAAAGGAGTGATTAGAATGTTTGAAGTTGAGGCTTATGTCACTGAGATTGCACCGGATAATTTATATGAGGTTGATATTGATGGTTTTACGACAACTGTTGCGGGTAGGCGTGGTGTTGACGTGAGTAATTGGAAGTGTGATGTGGAAGTTGATAATAGTGTGGTCACGTTTAAATCAGCTCTTACTAGTGTGCTTGAATATAAGTATGGTGATTGTGATTTTGATTTTGTGTGTTGCGGTGTTAAAGATTGTGTTGGGTGCTATGTTGTTACAATTTATGATTATGTGTGGTGATTGATATAAAATAAGCCGGTTGGTATTGTTACCAACCGGCTTATTTTTATTATGTTGTTACCATGCTGTGGTGAAATGTCCGGCCATGAGTCCGTTAGGTGTACCGTGGCTTCCTGTAGTTGTAAACGGTTGTATTCCGAAGGTACCGTCTGTGTTTATTTTGAATAGTGTTGCTTCATTGCCGCTGTTAGATACCTGTAGTGTCCATCTGCGTACTGAGTTGGTATTGTCTTTATCGTTCCACGCCCATTGCGGCAAACCGCTTATGCTAGTCCACTCGGCCGGTGTGACACCGTTTTCCATTTGAAATGCGTAGCTGATTGTTCCGCCGCTTGCGTTGACTGAGAGCATTCCGGCGGCTGGATTACCCGGTTTTCTCCATATCCAGTGTTCGTGTCTGCCCGTGTATGTGCCTGTTAGGTAGCGGAGAATGTAGTTTCGGATTATTGTAGTGCCTTTTTCGTTAGGATGAATCTTATCGTTTTTGATGTTTTCGGGTTTGCCCATGTTCCATGTCCATGCCCACGGGATACTTTCTATTCCGTTTTCGATTGCGGCTTGTTCTATTTCACCCGCGTTGTAACGCCAATAGTCGGATACGGTGTTATTATCCCATAACATTGGTATTGCTATTATTCTAGCGTTAGGGTATTCATTGATACATTGTTGGAATAACGCCGTTGCGGCTATTTTTATTGAGCCATCATATCCATCGTTTGAGTTTCGTGAACCGCCGATTATAACTAGCGACACCTTGTTGTGGTCATATGTATTGTCTTGATGTGCGGAATTGAACTCACTTTGGTATGTCGTGTTTGGTTCGATGTATCCCGCGCCGCCTATTGCATAGTTTTTGAGTGTCCATTTTAGTTTGTTTGCTACCTGTACGGCCCATGACGTGTTATCGGTGGGAGATGCGTAGCTGTCACCGAACGTGACCATGATGTTGTCGCCGCGCATGTTGAACATTTCGTTAACGTGGATATATTGGTTTATTGTTGTAATTTGTGTTTTGTTGTTTTGTGCTGTTTCGGCGGTGTTGTTTATTTTGTTTTTGAGTTGTGTTGCGGTTTCGGTATTTGTTACGCCTAATGCCGTGAGATTTTGAGTGTTGTTTTGTGCTATTTCGGCGGTGTTGTTTATTTTGTTTTTGAGTTGTGTTGCGGTTTCGGTGTCTGTTACGCCTAATGCTGTTAGTTTGTTGGTGTTGTTTTGTGCTGTTTCTAACGCTTGCGTTGCCTTGCCGCCCGCAGTGTTTGCGTTAGTGTTGATTTTGTACATGTTATCGTCGATAATGTCCATTGACGCATTGTATTGGTCATTGAGGTTTGCCGCGTCGCCGGTTTGATATTTTTCGAGGTTGAAGTTGGTTGTATAATCGGTCATGTTAGTTGGCTTTCTTGAGGTTCGTCGGGTGATTTATTTCTTCCTGAACTTTTATTTGATGTATTACGCGGTCTAGGATACGCATTGCGGCGTTGTACCCGTCGCGTAAGTCGGCTAAGTCGCCTGTTTCATATAGTGGCAGATGATAGAACGGTGTTTCGGTTGCCATGATGGTATGTCCTTACTTAGTCGGCGGAATTGGATAGCCTTCCGCGGTTTTTTTGAGTGCGGCGAGGTCGGTAACGGTGAAAGTTTCCGTTCCGGTACGGTTTAATATGTGGTTGAGGGTGGTTCCAAGTGTTTGCGCGTTAGACTCGGTCAGACCTAACGCTTTTATGAATGCGGCTAGGCCGTCCGGTAGCACGTTATTGCTTAGTGCTAAGTCCGCTTTATCGCTGGCACTTTTTATGGCTGCATCGATTTTATCCATTGACGCATTGTACTGGTCAAGTAGATTTGCGGGATTACCCGACTCATATTTTTCCAGTTCATAATTTGTGGTGTTAGCCATGATACTCCTTTTTTATGAGAGTGGCGCGTATTCGTCGCCGGTGGTTGGATTAGTGACACGTGGCGTGGTGCCGTTGAATATGGTAAGATTGCCGATTGCCGGTGTTTCGTCGGTACGGTGCTCGGATAGTTTGCCGGTGTTGATATCGGCTATTTGAGTGACGCGCGCGCCGTATACCGCTAGTTCGCGGTACAAATCGCGTAGCGCTGTTTTACTGTCAGTGTATTCGCCTTTTGTGACGTTCCAGACCAGTTGTGTGTCTCCTATGTGTTCGATTTGTTCTTGTATTTGCGCTATGGCGATTGCATACTCATTTAGGTGTGCTTCAATGTTTTTTATTCTTGTGTCATAATCGTTCAGTGTTTTGTTTATGTCGGTTACAATTTCGTCAAGATATGCCGTTATGTGGTCAATTTCACACGCGATATGCTTTATTATTTCCTCTTGACTTTTGGCGTTCCAATAAAACGTCGGTATGGCGGGCGTGTACGGCCATACTGAGAAAAACGGTAGATATGGAAACATTATTTTTCCTTCCTTGCGAGGTTGATTCGTTGCGCCAAAACGTCGGCGTATTGTAGCATGATGGCGTATTGTTTTATCAACAATTCATAGTGATTATCTGTCAGCGTTTTCTTTTTGTTCATTTGTTTTAATAGATAATCACCAAGTTTGTTGATGTTTTCGGTAAGCTTGGAATATTCGTGTTCGATACGGGCTAATGTATTGGCGTCCATGAAAGCACCTCATTAGTAATTGTTTATGTTGATAGTCCACAATGGGCTAAAACATGATTCTAGATGGTCAAGTAACAATACGTCAATATCGACATATTCGTTGTTGCGTATGCGATTGACTTTGTCCATGAAATTGCCGTTAGCGATTGTCTCGTATTGGTTATCAGTCGCGTTGCTTGCGTAATCCTGATTTTCAGCCAATTGCGTAGCGGGAAAATCGGAAAACACGGTACGCATTTTATGCCATATGTCGCTATCGCTGAGCATTATATCGGGATTATTGTCTATAAGCGCATAGAGCGGGCGCAATGTCGGCATTATTTCCCGTATGAGCCGTATGAAGTGCCGTCGCCATCTTGACGGTGGCATGACGCCTAGTTCCCGGTCGTAGAAACGGTTTTCGATTTTGCGGCAACAGCGCGTGTATTGCGTGTCATCATAGGCAACGTCTCGCCATGACCATGCGGCATTATCCCAGTCAACGCCGCCGGGCACGTCGAGTAGTTCGCCAAACGTGTACGTCATCACGCCATGAAATTCGTCGCGTGATTCGCACGGTTGGTAGCTGTCTATGTCATTCTGCATTATCATCACCGGCCAATCTTTCAAGGTTGTTCAAATAATCATAATTGCGTGAGATGTTGTCTTCGTTCCACACGACTTGTATAGGTTCCTTGAGGTATTTTGCAAATCTTGTGTTGAGTATATCGCAAGCGGCGCGGCGTTCTTCCAGTTCGCTGAGCGCGCGTAGGTCAGTCGGTTCGCCGTAGTCCTGTATTTCGTCGGCGGTCTGCCGTTCCATTTTCAAGGGGAGATTTTTGATACCCAGCGCTTGATAGAACGAATTCCATGTGTTTTGTATGTCGTTCTGCAATTCCATGCCGATATATTCGACGTTGGTTTTCAGCACGTTGGCCTTCATGGAATCGGTGAAGCCCGGTGTCGCCATGATTGCCATTTCACCGCCTGAGATTTGCTTGATAACGTTGACGCCCGCCGTTTGCTGTCCGGCTGGAACCTCAAGGATGAATGGTGTTTTTTGATTGAAGCGATTCTGTCGCCGCGTCATGTACAAATCTTCAATTTCATGCGCGAAAAACTCGATGGTTGGAATGAGCGGCGTGCGGGCACGGTTAGCGTAGATGAACACACCATTAGAATTGTTCACCGGGAACCTCCAACCGTTAATACCGTAGCTATCCCATTTCTTCGGTTTGTAATACACGTTGAAATTCGACGTTGTCACCGCTTGCGTGCTGAAAAACACTCCCGGTTTGCTATGCGGGAAAGCGATTGTCGCGTAACCGAAATACAATAGATTGTATTCAAGAAACCAAGCGTCGCACGTCTTAGGCAGATTCAACCACTTAAACCGTGATAACGCGATATTCAACATTTGAGAATACGCCATCGAATACGCTTGCGAGTTGAGCGTCTCGGACTGTTGCCATACCGGTGCGCCGCGCTCACCCAGTTCCGCGCGGGTCAACGGCCTTTTATGCGTTCGTTTGCGTCCCAATTTTCCCACCTTATAGATTGTCGTGTACGAAGTCGCCGCCGACTTCCTCGGGCCTGTTCCATATTGTAACACCGGTATTGAAAATATCCCTTATTGTCTGCAATTGGTCGTTTTGCGCCAATGGGCATATCGTCCATATGTCGGCGGTCTGCCAATACGTGTAATGCTTGCACGTTGTCAGCGTCGGTTTGTTGTAGAGTTTGTTGCTTGCTATCCCGTAGCGTAGCATGTAATCGCCCGCCGCCGCTATCGCGCCGTTGTCTTCCGTGACTATTTTCACGGTCATGGTGTCAAGCCCCGTGGCCTGTCTGAAATTGTCGCCGCCATACGCGCCGACCGGTTGCGCGGGATGATTGAGCATGTCGCGCCATGACGCATTAGTGTTGTCGCGCGCGTTCATCATGATTCGTTTGGCGTTGTCAACCGTCACACCACGTGACGCGCCCGCGTTCGTGTTGGCCGTGCCCGTGCTTGTGGCGGTCATGTCGGTAGCCGCGCTTGTGCTGTACTGGTTAACGCGGTCGGCTTGCGTGTTCGCGCGACTGGTCACGGCGGTGGCCTGTGTTATGGCATGTTGTGTTTGCTCGGTGTTGGCCTGTATTGCGGTGTTCGCTTTATCAGTTGCAACATAATTGGACGTTGCGTTGAGTTCCTGGCTGTTAGTGATTGCAATACCGGTGTTGTAGCCTTGAAGCGCCGCACCGCCGATTGCCATTGCGCCGGCCACCACCGGTGAGGCCGCGCCCCCGGTGCCGATTACCAGCGCGGCCCCCGCTATTGAGCCTATCGCGCTTGCCACGTTTGTTATTGCCTGAGTTTGGGTACCTTCCACAAAAGCTTTATTCTGTAGTGTATTATCATCCCTTACATCACGGTTGATTTTGACCGTGCTAGTGCTCAAGTCAGCGGTTTGGCGTGTGTTCGAGTATGTGAGATTATCCGACCGTACACTATTGGACTCGTTTTTTATCTCGGTGTCGCGTTGATTCGCGCGTGCGGTGTTCGATACCGTCGCCGCACTGCTACGATACGTGTTTGCCTGACTGACATTAGCCGAGCGCGCGCCGTTTTCATATGTCAGCATGGCGTTTTGTCGTGCCTGACTTACGGCGACATTGTAGGAGGCGGCGCGTTGCGCGTCGATTGCGCGGCGTTGCAACGCATATGTCGGTATGTCATGGGATATGAGCGTTTTGAGCGCGTCCGCGTTCGGCACGTCGGCGGTAATGGTGGCCCCGTTGATGGCGTTGATGGTTATGGACGTGTCGCCGTCGCCCCCTACGCCGTCAAGCCATGCGAGTTGTCGTAGTATCGGGTAGCTTAACGATGTGACGGCTTGCACTGAGAGGTGGCCGCATTCCGCTATTTCCACTCGGGTTTTATTGCCGATATTGTCGGATATTTCCAAGTGGGCGTAGGGTGCGAGGTACAGTCGTGTTATTTTGGCGTACTCTGGCGAATAACCGAAGTCATTTATTGTTAGATTAATGTCCGCTAGTTTTGTGCGTGCGCCGCTGACCGTATGCCATGCCACATCATTAACCGTAGTGCTGGTTCCGAAGTGTATCATGTTTGCCGTGGCAACGAAAACAGATACGATTTGTGACATGATATGCGGATAATACGCAAACATCGTATCAAAATAATCACCCGATACTTTGGATGATTCGAGCGCGTACATGTACACGTTGCTTGCGGTGAGGTTATCAATGGTATTATATGACGTACCCGCGCCGGTTACGTTTGACGTGTTTATGTTCCCGGCACCCCATATAAAACCGTTGACCGTTTCGTCGGAGTTAATATATGACGGGCTGGTGTCCGTGATGTTTGTACCGCGCATATTGCTCATTGATTGCAATTGTTGCGGGGAAAACGTTGCGGTCAAACATATGTATCTTGTCCCGTTTTGCAAATTGATAGGCGTGCTTTTTTTGATGTTCGTGGCCGCGTTGCCATAATCAACGTCGGGCAACGTAAAATCACGACAGTTGGCCCGTGGGTTTTCCAACAGTTTTTGCGGTGTCGTTTCCGTCAACGGCGCGTGTCCGCGTGACAACAGCAAACCGTTGATTGTGGTGCTGTTGATATAGTCCGTCCATACATCACGTACAAGCGTGCATGTTGTCGTGTTCGGCGCTTCGGCGCGTACAGAGGTGACGAAAAAGTGATAGCGTGTCTGCACGTCGGTTTTCTGATACGGCGTATTAATAATGTCATGCGAAAAATCAACGACAATGTAATTATACCGTTGCGCCGTCATATACGGTACGGGTAATTTTATACCGTCCGTATCGGCGCGCGCGATATACATGTTAGTCGTGAGCTTGACGGTTTTCCCGGTCAGTGCGTCGAACCATGCATCCCTTGCGGTATCGTTCGGGAATTTCACTACATCATGATAATCATCGTACCAGTTCACGCGGCACAACTTTATTGCCGTGTTTGGCGTCCAAACATTGTAATCGAAAACATTGCGGTACTGTTCGTACACGCGCGTATCCGTATCGGGGAACTTCGTTGCGTTTTGAAGATGTGGGAAGTCCATATCATATCTTTCTTTATATATGAAAAATGGGTGATGTTTCACGTGAAACACCACCCATTTTAACATGTGGGGTTATTCGACGGTGAACGTGCAAGACGCGGAATGTTCCGTGGTCTCCCCGGTCGGGTTGACGTAAGTCGCGGTGCCGGTCACGGTGATGATATCGCCCGCCTTGAGACCGTTACGCTGGACATGCAAACGGGCTTGGTCATCGACGAACGTGTTGACATCGAGCTCGAACGACGCGCCTGTGGTCGCATCCTTCGTGGCGTGCTTGGCCGACACCTCGTAGGTTGCCGAGTTCGGCGCAACCTCGATTGCGGTGCCCGTCGGCGTTACGGTGGCGGTGAGCTTGGGCGTGAGCTGTACCACGTCGCCCGCCTTGACGTTGTCCGAAGTCGGGGTCAATGTGAAACCGGTCACGGTCTGCGTCACGACCGTGATACTGGTACCCGCGTCGGTCGTGAACAGCGCACACGGGGTGAAGGGCGACACGCCGTAGATACCCCAATGGTTGAGGTACAGCGTGTTGCCGAGTGTCTGGGGATTGTAGAACTGGGTGGTGCCATACATAATGTCGCGCACCTGATACCAGTCGGTCGATACAAGCAACGCGACAGCGCCCTCGACGCCGAGGCTAGGGACCTGAACGATACGATACGGCACTTCGGCCTTGTCCAACTGGAACACGGCACTCAATGCGTCAACGTCAATCGACGCAAGATATTCCGGTTCAATCAGCAACACCATTTGCTGGGGGTTGGCGTATGCCGGGATGTCGGTCACGTTCAGCGCGTTGTACTGCGTTGACGGGAACTGCATACGTCCGGCGGTCGAACGCAACGCCTTGAGCAACGTCTTGGCGGTGGTTTCATCAGATGGAATCTTATCAAGGTGTACCTTGTAGAAGCCGAGATTCTGTTCGTAGTGGCGTATCAGCGCAAGCATGATGTTCATTTCATCGTAATTATCGCTGTTGCGCGGGGTCTCCATAATCTGCGCGATGAAACGGTTCAGACCGAAGTCATCCACGAACGCCTGTCGCAATTCGTCTTCAGTCCATGAGATGGGATACTGGTCACGGCGGTTCATCTCATAGAACCAGACGGCGGCCTCGGGCCTGTGCATTTTCAGAAGGTCTTCGGCGTCATCCTTGTACCCGTGCGCCTTAATCCATTTGACGGCGATTTCTTGCACGGTCGAACCCCAGTAGAGATTCTCTTTTTTGAAAATCGCCAACGGGTTTTCAAAAGGCGCGTTCTGAGCCATTACGGTGAGTCCGATACGGTTCACCATGTTCCACACACAATCATTCAAATATTGGCGGTTCATGGGGTCGAACAGATAGCGCATGGTATTCGCCACGCCGGTTTGCGTCGCGCTCGGAATGCGTTGCTGATAGTCATCAGTGCCCTTGGTACGGACTTTATCCAAAATCGTCGCATTGTCTACAGCCATGATATTTTTCTCCTATCCGTTACAGTGTGTAATCGAGGTTTTCCAAGTCTTCCGCCGCCGCTTGCGCGATTGCTTCAGCCGCGTCATCGTCGGTTTCCTTGACGGTTGCGCCGTTTTCGACCATCTGCGCCACGGAGTCCGTGAAATTGTCGTAGATTCCGTCGATTCGTTCGTTCATTGCGTCAATTTTATCAAGCAACCGTGTCAGCATGTCGCGCAAATCATCGAACTCGCCCTCACGGTGGGCCTCACCCTCCGTAAGGTCATCACGTTCGGCGGTGTCCCTCTCCTCGGTGGTTTCGTCATCCATTTGTTTTTCCTTCCATATATGAAAAAAAGTCGTATCGGCGTGATACGGGCCGATACGACTTAAGAATAGCATACTTGCGACATGACTCACAGTAACAACCGGCGCGCTTATCCCTTACGGCCATATCATTGGCGGAGTCAACCGTGGACATCAATGACAATGTTTTAGCGGTCTCACTGTGGTATCTCTTTGTATGCCGTATTTATTTTACACCGAAATTCTTTAACATTTCACTTACGGCGTGTTGTGTTTCCACCGTGTCATATCTCAAATAGCCTAGCGCGTAATACGATGTAAGATTTTTAATCAACTCTTTTGCCATATTCGCAGTGAGATAGTTAAGCTTGTTATCATCTAGCGTGATTGCAAAATATGGCACATGTGCGCCGCCGTCGTATTTCGTAGAGAGAAAAACATATCCGCAACGCATATCAACATACACCCCATATTCTTGCCGAAACCAACGGAACACATAAGTGAGTTTCGCGTGCTTATGCGGTTTTTCGATAAAATCGGTATCAAATTGCCGAAACTTGTTTTTTGCTGTCATATCATCATTGTTTTTCAGCATACGCCCCGCAACAGTGTCCTTTGCCTTTTGCTCGGCGTATTCATCGTCTCGCACGTAATCAAACAGGCATGTCTTGCCGTCAAGCCATTGTAAACCATACTCGGGATTGAGGGGCACTTCATAACGTCGAAAATACGGATTGAATGCGTCGCAAGCGTTACCCAAAAGGAATATTCGCGGTTTACGTAGCTCGGTATCATCGGCACGTTCACGTGTCACGGTATCCACAAGTTTCGCCAATTGCCCAAACTCGTTTTTCAAATACGTATGATATCTATCGTCATTATCGATGATAAATTCATCCATGCAAATGTTGCGCACGTTCACGTATGTGCTTTTCTTTTTTCGCTGTTGCATGGTCAGGGGTATAAAATAACCGATTATCCGCCACGGATTTTCTTTTTTGCCGGTTTTCTTCCGTCGTATTTCAGCTATTTTATTGGTTGTGCGAAATTCATAATCGGGGAAAATATTATCTTTTATAATACGGTCAAAATAGTCTGCGGCGACATCGTTGTTTTCCTCGCGAAACCGTGTCACTTCCACGAAACAATAGCCGTTTTTCAAATAGTCTTCTATCATGTATTTTCTCATACCGTAGGTTTTGCCTAAACCGCGCGCGCCGATAATCATGTTCACGTCTGCGTTACGCGGCAATATCAGTGTCTTAAGCCGGTCATAGTAATATTTCGCCATCAATGCTCACAATCATAGGTCTGTCGTCCCGCACAATAAGTTCGCGCGGCAATGTCTCAACATTCCTATTATATACGTCCCGCATGTATGCAAGATTCTCGCCGTTGGCCTGTTTGTCCGATTCCCCCAGCCATCTACCGGACGGATACAACGCTATCGCCTCGGGCGCGTCAACATGATATGTCGCACCCCGATAATCGGTGACGGTGCCGACGTACCTATCCCACACATGCGGGCGGTTGCGTTGCAACGTGTGGCAAATCTCATAATCGACCAACACGTCATAACCCAGTGCCGCCCGTATCGTTTCCGCGAAACCGCGACCCATGTGCATAATGTCCTCGATACAGTCCTCAATGGTGTACACGCCGTCGGGCCGTGGTAGGCCCGCGCAAGTGACATGCACGCGCCCGGACATATCCAAGCTTACACGTGCCTTGTTCCACAGTTCCACGTGTTCGGCGTAACGTGTGGTGCCGCCACAGTCCTCAACCTCGAACTTGCCGATATGGTCAAGCGTTGACGCCATGTCGGGCGCGGTGTTTCGGACGCGCCTCATGGTAAGATTGATTGCGTTTTCTATCGCTGTGTGCAATGGTTCGAGCGCGTCCAACAGTTCCGCGTCGGTCACGTCATTGGCGCAACTGATTTTAAGACTGTCGGTATCGCCGCCCGTGACGGTGACGCGATTCCCGAAACGTCGATATATCAACATCATGGCTATCACCAGATGCATACGTGACCCGGCTACAATCCGCATACCATACGTGTACAGCACGCGCGGTGTCTTCGGCCGCTTTTTCGCGAAATTCTCGGGAGTGCAGACCGTGTTTTTATCTACTTCCAGCTCGCCTTTTTCCGTCACACGGTAATCGGCCTTCATGACGTCCTGAGCCTGAGTGCCATAGATACCATTGAATTGCCCCTTAACGGTGCTACCGTAATAGGATTGCAGAAATTTCACGCTCAACGTACCCGCCCTAGCGTCACGTGCGATACCCTCGGGTATCGACTCGGGGATATCACCCGCATACGGTGTCCCCGCATGATAATGTTTAATCAGATTTTTAACGTCGGTTTTCCGCGCGAACAGCATATTTGATTGCAATGTCACGTAATCGGGCGGCACAATCGTTTTAGTGGTGGCCTCACCATACAATACATGCATTTTGTCAAACTCGTACACCTGTGCCACGTTCCAAAGCTCAATCTCATTAACGTGCAAGATACATTCGTCCGCCCGATACAATTTTCCAAAAGCAAACGTCGGATTAACGGCACTATCAACGTAGCCGTGCGCCCTTACACTGTTTTCCTGTGTTTTCGCGCGTTCGTTGTTACTGTAATCGGTGTCCGCCTGCAACGTCCGCACGAATTTTGAGCGCGGGCAGATTGCAATGTCCCAATCGGCAAAACATGTGTTTTCCCGTAATCTAAGGTTTGTAAAACGTATCGCAACATGTACCCCCGTGCGAAACGGGTCACTATAATTACGCAATACATCTTCAAGCGGCGTGTCAACGATACGCTTACACGCGATTTGCAAAATTTCCGGCGGGGCAACCGCGAATTTAACCGGCAAACGTCGCCCGTTGATGAACGCATGGTGCATTGACGTAACGTCAAGAGACGCCACGTTATCAACGACAACGCTTGCGGTTTTAGCGCTCGTAAAAGTCAAACCGCCACGGAAACATGCCTTACGCAACGCATAGGACTCATAGTTTTTAGGAAACTCTTGATTACACGTCGTTTCATAAGCGCGTTGCAAAGTGATTTTCTTGCCGCCTTGCAACGTGACGCGCCGTCCGCCAATCTCACGGCGCGCCATCTGCCGAACAAGCGAGGTTTTGGTCAATACGCGGCACCCCAGCATGTCGGGCGTGAGCCAATGGTTAGCGCGCAACAGCCATTGCAGATACTGCGGTATCACCTGTACATCACGCCGCGCGTAAAACAGTTCTTCCTCGGTCAACGGCGTTTCAGGTGTACGTACCAGCGAGTAATCCCAATCGCCCACCGCTTTGGGCAGGCCGCATGTCTCACCCATAGCGCGTAGGCCGCCCATTTCAAGGTAGAACGTATCCCAAAAACGGCACACCACATTACCATCAACGCACAAATCAAGCGTGTACACGCTTGTTGCGGTCTGCGCATTGACCTCAATCGTATACGACTGCGCCAATTCCAGCATGAGGGTCTGCATGTCGAACATGAGATTATACGCCGCGATTATCGGCACATAACCATGCGCACGACCATACGTAATCAAATCATCAATGTACGCTAACGCTTCGGACGTGCGCCGGTAAAAACGTACATCGTCCGTATCGGGCGTATACGATTCCAACGGGGTATCCCGCAAATCGTTGAAAATGTACAATATCGGATACGCGCGCGTTTCGGCACCCTCACCAATGTTCGTTGTTTCGGTGTCGAATATCGCCGTAACCCTGTATTCTTTGCGTTCTTTCATCGTACCACATCAGGGGAAACCGCCACAAGCCATATCGGGCTACCGCCGTCGGTATCCGTATAATCCTCCAATTCGCCCGTGTGCGCTTTCATGTTTTTGGCGTATTGCAACACTTTTTCATTTCGCGCCATAATGGTGTCAAAAAGCCCACTCAACGAGTCCGCGTCATATGCCTTCATGACAGCCTCCAATCGTTTGTCCGGCGGAATATTAGGTTTCTGCCATATGTTTTGTGTGTATCGCCAAAAAATCTTGACTTTTTCCCGACCAAGCTCACCCAACACGCTCGGTTGCCCCTTGGACGCCATTCTCATCTCTATGCGGAAAATGTTAAACGACCGTCTGCGTTCCATTGCACGGCCCTTGCCGCCGCGCACCTCGCCCACCTGTCGCACAAGCGTATCAGCGACTTCATTGGCGCGCTGATATAATTCCTCACGCATGGCGCGATTACTCACGCGCCCGACATATGTTTTTTTCAACTGCGATTCAAGCCGCCGGATATAATTCCGACGCGCGTTTATCTCACTCTCGGGCATGGTGTCCGTAATGCTTTTTTTCAGACTGTTTATCGCGCGGGTCACGCGCTTGCGTTTCGCGGTTAAAACGTCCGCCTGTTTACGCGCCCTAGGCATGATTTTTCACCACCCTCATAAAAAAAGCGCCATATTATTTATGGCGCTTTTTTTCTCATTTCAAACTACTTAATTTCAAGCGATTTTGTAGACCTACCACCACCGAGCGGTGTCGTTTTCACTGCCACGGGGATACCGTTAGGCGCGTTAAAATCGGGGAACATGTCATAAATATCCAACACGCTACGATAAATGCCCTGTGACTGACTGAAATACGTATTGCCGTCATTTGCAAAAAGATAGACGTTAACGCATTTCTGTCCCGTCTGAGAACGCACGCCCGGCGCGGTGTACGCGCCAATGACCGTTAGCGGCGTGTCACCGATAGCGTTCAATGACAATGCGTTGTTACGCGCGTTGACAATGGCACGTTTGCCCTCAAAAGTGCTGTTGTCCATCGTACAAATGTAACGATAATTGTCTACAGTGGTCTGAGCGGTTTCATTAGCGGTGTCGTTCATCTGTTCATTGTTTTCGGTCATGATGTTTCCTTCCATAATCAGAACTCGGGTTCGTTATCGTTGTCGTTATCGTTGTCGGTATCGGTTACGATACGTTCGGCGTGTTCGATGAACGTGTCAACGTCCATTGCATACGTTGTCTTGTGTACGGTGATATCATCAATCAGGACGTTGACGATACCCGCGTCCATAAGCGCCTTAACTGCTTTTTCAACAGTGCGAATATTGCCTGTAGTGTGAAACGTTTGCAATTCGCCGTTTCGATCATAGTAGCTGATATCGCTATCAGCGATTACCTTACGAATCTTACGCATATTATTATCCTTTGTATCTATTTTATGTTAACATTTTTGCTAACACATATATTTATAACATAAAAAATCGGCGCGCGCAAAAGCGACACGCCGATTATTGACAATGGTTATCAGTAACGCAAAATCTGACCCGGATAAATCAAACTCGGGTTAGACAGACCATTAACCGACGCGACATGAGACCAATCAACGCCGAAAACAGACCACAAACTATCACCCGGTTGCACCATATACGTGCGCGCCGCGCTCGTATCCGGCTGCGCAACAGTGCCACCGCCATAGCAAACGGTTTCGCCGGGATATATCACATTGGGATTACCGGACGCATACCCCGTCCAATCAGACCACGGCCACAAACCAGTCGCCGCCGCGATACCGGCCAACGTGTCACCCGGCCCGACCGTGACACACGTAGACGTGCAACCAGCGTCCGGCACCGGTTCCGGTGCCGGTGCCGAAACACCGTCATCACGCTCACCACGCGCATAGGCGTCCCATTGCCAACGTTCCCCCCTGAAATAATTCAAATCCAGAGGGCCATAACCCGACACGTAACCATTAGATGTGTACTGTCGCATGGCCTCACCATACGCGCCATACAGCCACGGCACCGCCTGATAACCAGTCGGCACGTTGGACGCATATTGTGCAACCCAAACACCGCAATGCTCACGCACATACGGCGTAAGCTGACCCAACGAATACGCCCCCGTATAAACGATAGGCCACACTCTCGTACGGTCATACACGCGCCGCACCCAAGTTTCCACCCAAGTGCCGTTACCGAACTGCGGGTTATCATCAGCCTCCCAATCCAGCGCAAGCAAGGCACGCCCGACATATCCGGCAACGTTATCCACAAAAAAATCAGCTTCAGCAATAGCATTATTGCCCATTGCATAATGATACACGCCGATACTCTTGCCGCTGTCCAATGCACGACCGAGCTGATAATTCGCGGCCTGATTAACACCATTGACTAAACAGACGTTATTAAATCCGCCAACACCCCAAGTCGTACCGGCCACAACAAAATCAGCGTCTAGCGCATACGTATCAATATTACATTGCCAATTGCTTACGTCGAAACCACGCATATCCGCGCTTGCAGACGGTACGAAAACCAACGACAACACGCATACGCACGCCAATATACTACGCCATATTCGCTTCATCAACATTATCACCCCCCTTATCATCCTTAAGCAAGGTAATAAGCTCTTCAGTCAAAATATTGTTCCGTGTCATCAAATTATTAAAATCACGAAACGTCGTAGCAATAAACCACGCCATAGCGCAACACGCAATAATGGGAAAACCAACACTACCCACAAGAGTAGCAATAGAACTCATATCCATATGCATACACCTCATACAAAAAAGGCCACAACACGCCAAACGGCATGTCATGACCTAATATATCACAATAACGATAACGATAACGATTCTCAATAACCGTGGCCTATCCGGGAATTGAACCCGGCCCGCACATCTTATAAGGATGCCGCTCTAACCACTGAGCTAATAGGCCAAACAACACCATACTACACGCCCGTATCCTTCCACAAATTCAACCGCATTAAAGCAATATCATCAGCATAATGCGCCATCACAAAATCAAACAAACCAACACAATCAAAATCACTACACCCAGTCTCATAATGCCCTACGCGCATACGATGTACACGGCGTACACCCTTAACAATACTACCACCTATATAAAAACGCTTACGACCATTACACTCATGATAATTCATCACACTTAATGCCTCCTACCATAACCAAGAAACATCACACCACATCTCCCCACAGTCAAACAATTAAGAGGGTATAAATATATCGTACCATTAACATCAGCAAAACACTGCACAAAATCACTTGCACGCGCACCCTCATCAAGCAAACGACGAACACAATAATAATTCATGAAACTATATCCCTTAGTCATTTTAATCACGCTTGCACCTCCATAGTCACAGTATTGTAACAACATAGCACCCAACACAATCTTTAACACCGCAACACACAAAATCAAAATCACAATCACCATACTTATATTCAAGCACACTAGTAAGAGCTGATTTAAACGTGACCACACTATTATCAACTTCCACATCACACTTCCAATTACTCACGTCAACACCACGCCTACCCGCAACAGTTGTCGTAAAACCATCAATATCAACCTCATATAAATTATCCGGTGCAATCTCAGTGACATAAGCCTCAACTTCAAACATTCTAATCACTCCTTTTTTTTTTTGTTGATACCTCAAATATAGCACGCACGACATCACGACACGCCGACACGGCACGTTTTTTCCCATTCAATTTTTCGCTATCACACGACACACCACACGTCAAACTTGCACGGCGTGTCGTATGAAGAAAATGTGTAAATGGGAACCATTCTCAATAAGGGGGGTCTAT